TACGATAGAGAAAACCACCCGCCTAGAAGGCGGGTTTTTTATTGAGCGGACGCCAGCGTGAGGGGAAACTCACATGGCTCTCACGACCATCGACACCAACAATAAACTCATCAAATACACCAAGGAGATCAATCGCGAATACGTTCGCGAGAACCTGTTCTCGCCTTACATGGGCGAGGATCTGAACTCCATCATTCGCATCCGCCAGGAACTGAAGTCCGGCGGCGAGGTGGTGAATATCCCGTTCGTCAAGCGCCTGAAGGGCGCTGGCGTCGGCCAGGGTACGCTGGTTGGCTTTGAAGAAAAAATCGACAACTACGGCATGCGGGCCAAGGTTGACTGGAAGCGCAACGCCGTCGTCACCAACAACGCCGAGGAACAGAAGGACAGCGCCGACATTTTTGGCGAGGCCAAGCCCTTGCTCAGTGACTGGGGCAAGTCGGAGCAGCGTGACGATCTTATCGAAGCGATGATGGCGTTGCCGACCGAGACGCTGCCGGCGGCGGATCAGACGGTCAACGGCCTGTTGTACAACGTCGCGACGACTGGCCAGCGCGACACCTGGCAGACGCAGAACGCCGATCGCATCCAGTACGGCGCGCTGCGGTCCAACACCAAGGCGACGCATGCGCTGTCGCTGGCTGAACTCGACATCACCAACGACAAGCTGACGGGCGCCAACCTGTCACTGCTCAAGCGCATGGCGATGAACGCCGATCCGCACATTCGTCCCTACAAGACGCGGGACGGCTACGAGTATTTCGTGGCGTTCGCCGGCACCAACACGTTCCGCGATCTGAAGCTCGATCTGCTGCCCTACAACAAGGACAGTCGGCCGCGCGAAGGCAACGGGATGGACAAGAACCCGTTGTTCCAGGATGGCGATCTGATTTTCGATGGCGTCATCATCCGGCAGGTGCCGGAGATTTCGGGCTTTGTGACATCGACCTGGACCAACCTGTTGACGGGCGGCACCACGTCCAACCGCGTCGAGCCGGTGTTCCTGTGCGGCCAGCAGGCGGCTGCGCTGGTGTGGGGCCGGATGGCGAAGCCGACGTTCCGGAAAGAGGACGACTACCAGTTCCTGACCGGCGTCGGCATCGAGATGTGCTACGGCACCGTCAAGATGTACTCCAAGCACCCGATGACGGGTTCTGCGCTGGTTCAGAGCGGCATCGTCACGGGCTTCTACAGCTCGGCAGCGGATTAGTACGACAACGGGGGGCAGGGAAACCTGCTCCCTTTTTTCTTTTGAGGACGATCGATGTCGATCTATCACACGTCGGAAGAACTGATTAACCGCACCGCGGCACTGCTCGGCAAGTTCGTGCCGGGCGAGGCGCTGGGCGCTGTCGAGCATGACACCATCAGCCGTTGCATCGACAGCGTGCTGGCGGAACTCGGCAAGATTGTCATGATCGATCGCGAGCAAATTCCGGACATTTATTTCGAGACGGCGGCGCGGCTGTGCGCGATTTACGCCGCAGCTGATTTCTCCAACGTCCCGCTCGATCTGCAGGCGGTGAAGCAACACGAAATTCGTCTGAACTATCTGGTGTCGCAGTCTCCGACCTATGAAACACTGCGGACGGATTATTTCTGATGGTTGACGTGCCGTTGCCCCTCCTTACCGGCCCAGGCAGACTGCCACAGGCGGCGGGCGGGCGGCTGATTAACGTCTACCCGGAGACGCTACCGGCCACGGCCGGCAAGCCGCGGGCCTACTGGCGCACGCCGGGGCTAAAGCCGTGGGCCACCTCGGGCGGCACCAACTACCGCGGCGCGCTCCTGGTCAACAACCTGATTTATGCGGTGATATCCAACACCGTCTACACATTCCCACAGACGGGCGGGGCCGGGAGCGCGCTAACCGGCTCCGTGCCAGGGACGGTGCCTGTTACGATGGCGCGCAACAACAAGCCGGTGCCGGATGTCGTCATCGTGTCGCCCGGCGATGGCGCGTTTATAGCGGCGGGTGGTGCGGTCAGTGGCTACCCGAACGGCTCGGGTGGGCTGGTGCTGGGTTCGCCGAACGCGGTGGTGTTCCACAAGGGGTTCTTCATCTTCACATTTGGTGATGGCCACGCGCAGGCCAGCAAAGTCAATTCACTTGATATCGTCTCGCTCGACTTCGCGACCGCCGAAAGCAAGCCGGACACGCTCTACCGGCCGGTGTCGCTCGGCGGGCAGTTGCTGTTGTGCGGATCGAACACGATGGAAGTCTGGGGCGGCCAGAACGACACGGGTTTCCCGTTCTCCTACGTCGCCACCATCCCGCGCGGGCTGACGGGCATTTACGCCATTGCCGGGCATGATGACGGGTTCGGCAAGGGCAACTTCTTTGTCGGTGATGATTTCAAGGTCAGTACGCTGACCGGCTACACGCCGACGCCGGTTTCGACGCCGGACCTGGATTTGCTGATCGAGAAAGAGCCGGACAAGAGCCTGATTACGGTGTCGGTCTATGTCAGTCAGGGTCATGGCGTGGTGGTGGTGCAGGGGCCGCAATGGTGCTGGGAATACGACACCACGCTGCAATCCTGGCATGAGCGCAAGAGCCATCTGGTCGACTACTGGCGGGCTAAGTTTCCGATTGCGGCGTTCGGCATGTGGATTTGCGGCGATCGCAAGAGCGGCAATCTGGCCGTGGTCGACGGGATAACCAATACCGAGTTCGGTGATCCGCTGCTGATCCAGATTGAAACTGGACCGATGGGCGCGTTTCCAAACAAGATGCGGATTAACGGCATCGAATTGTATCTGACCAAGGGCGTCGGCAAGGCAACCGGCGCCGATCCGCTTGAGACCGATCCAGACATCTCGATCGAGATCAGTCGGGACGGCGGCCAAAACTGGAGCAAGCCGCGCATTGTCAAGATCGGCCGGCAAAGCCTGACGGACGGACGGGTGCGGGCGTTCATCTGGGGCCAGGCACAGAACCAGGGGGTGCGGTGGCGGCTAAGAGAGAGTGCGCCGCTGTCGTTTGGCTTCATGGGCATTGATATGCAAGTGGATAAGTTGCTGTGACCAAGATCGTGCTGCCTTCGCAGCAAGTCACGGTCGACACGGCGCTTGGCGTTGATCCGGTCTGGTACGAAAAGCTGCAAGCGCTCACGACAAGAGTGAATGCGATGGATACCGCGCTGGCAGGCTTTATTGCGGCGGGCGCGTATTCGACGGGAACATGGACGCCGGTTTTGTCCTCGATTGGCGGCGGCACGGTTCCGACTTTCACCGCCGTGGCCTTGAATGGCCGATATATCCGGATCGGTAATATGGTGGCGTTTACGGTGTACGGCACCAATACAGTTGGCGGCACGCCGGGCGCGGGCAATTTTCAAATGCAATTCACGCTGCCGATCCCCGCGGCGACTGCCATCAATCCGCGCCGCGTCCAGCTCGGCATCGCGCAGAATGCCGGCGTCGAGAATGTTCTGATGGGCGAGATCGCGCCAAGTGCAACGCAGATCCTGCTCTACAACATGACGGGCGCGTCGCAGGTGGCGCCGTTTTACTGCTCGGCGCTCAACAATGTTGCCCGCGCAGTGGAAATTTTCGGCTGGTATCGATGCTGAATTTCGGGAGATAGATGATGGCTAAAATTCTTCCGTGTGCGACCAGGCTTCGGGCGCTGCTTTCATATGACGAAGATACCGGAGAATTGCGTTGGAGATGCCGCGTAAATCAGGGAGTTCGTGCGGGTGATCTTGTTTCTAGACGCCTTCATAAGGGCCACAGATATTTGCGTGTGAAGATTGATGGGCAAGAGTACGGCGCGCACCGCGTGATTTGGAAAATCAAGACAGGAAACGAGCCGCCGGCCGTTCTTGATCACATCGACTGCAACGCGCTCAATAATCGATGGCAAAATCTACGAGAGGCTTCGCCCTCGCTGAGCAACTGCAACAGAAAACTGCAGAAGAACAATAGCAGCGGCATCAAAGGCGTTACTTGGAACAAGGCGGATGAACGCTGGAAGGCGAGCATCTCTGTCGAAAGTAAACTGATTTACCTTGGATACTTCAAAAACAAGGTCGATGCCGTCGATGCAATAGATGCAGCGCGACCGCAATTACACGGCCAATTTGCGAGGGCACTCTAATGGCATCTTTCTTCGGGACATTATTTGGTGGTGAGGCTGAAAAAGAAGCCGCGGAGCGCAACCGGCAACTGACGAGCCAATACGGCACGGATGCGCAGGGTTACCTCAAGACCGGGTACGATACCGGGGTTGGCAACCTCAATCAGGCGATCGGCGCCTACCAGCCCCTGAGCGATCTGGCGCAGGGCTACAACAAGGGCGGGTCGATGTATCTCGACGCGCTCGGCGTCAATGGCCCGGAAGGCAATACGCGGGCCACGGGCGCGTTCCAGAACGCGCCGGGCTATACCGGGGCGGTCACCGCTGGTTTGGACATCCTGAACCGCCGCAGGGCCGGGCAGGGCATGGCGGCGTCGGGCAATGCCGACATCGACGCGCTGACGTTCGGGCAGAACCTGCAAAACCAGCAATACGGCGACTGGCTGACGCGCCTGGGGGGCGCCGGGCAGACCGGCATGCAGGCCACGGGCGCGGTGGCGGGCGCCCAGGCGGCGGGCTATGGCAACCTCGCCAATCTCGCCAGCAAGTATGCCGGCGACCAGACCGGCGTGATTGGCAACCAGCTCTCCAGCAACGTCAATTCGAGCAATTTGCAAGCGCAGGGCGAGGCGTCCGGCGCCAAGAACCTGTTGGGCGCGGGACTGTCGCTGGCGTCACTGGCGATGGGTGGAGCGGGTGGCGGACTTGGCAGTTCGCTGTTTGCTGGGCCGACATCCGTTGGCGGGGCGCCGCTTAGTGGCGGCGGGCTGTTTGGCAATTTGTTCAAGTAACCTCACATGGTTAATCCCCTCACTTTCGAACAAAACCCGACATCTTACAGCGCGTTCGATTTCGCGCCGCTGGCGAAGCTCGGCGAGCAGATGAAGCAGCAGCGCGCGCAGGAGCAACTGATGAGCCTGGCAGGATTAGCCCCGGGTGGCGCTACGGCGGCCGCTGGTGCGCCTGGCGCGCAGCCGGCTATTCCCTACACCACGCCGGGGGCAAGCGGCTACGGCGGCGGCAGCGCGGCCGGCGGGACGCTTGGGACTACAGGCAGCAACGTACAGTCCTGGTATGACTTCGCGCGCAAGCCGCTGGACGCGGGCGGCCTTGGCCTGACGCATGAGCAGGCGGCCGGCAAGGTCGCCAATTTGCAGGCCGAGAGCGGCCAGAACATCCGGCCTTGGGGCGTGACGGGCGACAACGGGACAGCGTTCGGCGCCGCGCAGTGGCGCGGTGATCGCTTCTCGGGCTTGCAGAAATACGCTGCCGAGCGCGGGCTCGACTATCGCAGCACCGAGGCGCAGCAGGGGTTCATGCGGCACGAATACCTTGGTAGCGAGAACCGGGCCTACAAGGCACTGACGCAGGCACAAACGCCGCAGCAGGCGGCGACGGCCATCAATAGATTTTACGAGCGATCCGCCGATAGAACCGGCGGTCGCGAGGCCAACGCGGCGCGGCTGGCCCGCATGCTCGGGGGGCAGTAATGGTCAATCCAATCAGCTTCGGCCCGTCAGGCATCAATTCGCAGGCGGATTTCAGCCCGCTGGCGCAGCTCGGCCAGGTCTATCAGAAAGCGCAGCAGGACCAGGCCAACAAGGCGGCGATCGCGGCGTTCCAGCAGACTGGGGACACCAGGGCGCTGTTCGGCTCGGGCGACATGAGCCTGATCAAGCTCGGCACGGAGCTGGAGCAGAACAAACAGACGCAGGCGTTCCGCGAACGGCAGCAGTCTGAAACGGAACGATTCCACACGGGTAGTCTAGCTAATCAGCAGGCAACCGCGGCCCGATTGGCAAATCCGGTCCCGGAAGGCTTCCGACGCACGGAGGCGGGAGCGTTGGAGCCTATTTCTGGTGGACCGGCTGACCCGGCCTATTTGCGTCAAACCAAAAAGCCAGAGGGCCAGACCCCGCCGTCAGGTTACACCTGGAGAGATCCAAACGATCACACCAAGGGGGTGGATCCTATTCCCGGAGGGCCGGGTGAGAAGGTCGACGCGGAAGTCGCGGGCCGGCTCGGTCTTGCCAAGAGTTTCCTGAAGCAGCTCCCCGCCATCAAGAAGGATGTCGAGGCGGGGGCGGTGACGGGACTGTGGGATGCTACGAAGGCGTTCACGGGAGTTGGCCGGGCGGGGGAAGTCGCCAGGCAGATTTCTTCCGGCGCGGACGCCTTGACCCGGCTTCTGACCGGTGCAGGCATGGCACTATCGGAAGCAACGGATTATGCCAACCGTTATCGGCTTGGCCCGACTGATACGGCAGACAAAGTCAAATCGAAGCTCGAGCAGCTTGAAGTCGAACTGAACACGATTGGCGCAGAGGTTGGCAAGGGGCGCGGCGGTTGGTCGCCGCCAACAGCAGCCGTGGCCCCTCCCACCAGCACCGCGTCATCGACAGCGGCGGCGCCGGTAGTTACTCCTCCAGCAACAGCATCGAGCCGACCGAATGAACGCGCGATTACGGCCCTCCAGAACGATCCCAGCCTGGCCGCGCAGTTCGACGCGAAGTATGGGGCTGGCGCAGCGAAAGCCGTTCTGGGGAGTGGGCAATAGTGGCGAATTTCTTCGACCAGTTCGATAGTCCAGGCCCGGCACCTGCTGCGCCGCCGACTGCGACGAAGAACTTCTTCGATCAGTTCGAGGAGCCTGTCGCGGCGCGTCCGGCGCCGCAGATTATCCCAGGCCAGAACGGCGCGCCTACTCGCGTTGTGATGGACGTAAGCGGAAAGGCGACTGTGCCAGTCGCGCCAGCGACAGAACAACCTCTTGCGTCACCATCTTTTGACGAACGGTTCGATGCGCTGGGCGACAAGCGTTCATTCCGCGCGGTGGTGCCGCCATCGGAGCAGCAATGGGCGCCGGGCCAGATGGCTACCGGCATGATGAACGTACTGCCGGCTGCGGAGCAAGGCACGAACCCGAATGTCGAGCGGCATGTTCCGAATTTCATCTCGGACGAGTTGGGCGAGAATGACGCCGGGCAGACCGTGTTCACCGATCCAAACACAGGCCAGACAATCCCCTATGACCGAAGTCAGCACATTCTGTTGCGCGATCCGCGCGACGGCAAGCCAAAGGCATTTGCGCGCACCGAGGAGCTGGATGAGAACGGGGCTGTCGGCATCAGCCGTGTTCTGTCGCAGGGGCTGTCATCTGGAGCTGTGACGAGGCGCCCGGCCATCCCGACACCGACGCAGGCACAGATTACACCGACAGCGTCTCAGACATTTGCAAGCGCCAAGCCGTTCTATCGTGAGTTCACGGAAGCCACGCGCGGCATTGAGGTTCCGAAGGAGACGGCGCA